GCTCCCTGCTGGTACGTTGCGTTGGCTATGGCTTGGCGAGTGGCCGGGTCGGTCCCCACCAGGCCTGGCGAGCCGGCGAAGTTCAGGCCCGACTGAATCGGTCCACCTGCCCCCAAGTTCGCGTCAGTCTTCGTCGTCCCGATCGCATACTTCGGGTCATAGCCTTGGATCGGCGCGCCAGCCATGCCAAACGGGCCTGACAACGCAGACTGGATATTCGGCATATCACCAGACAGGATGCCAAGGGACTGCTGCTGGATCGCATTACTGGCATCCAGCTTGGCCTGCTCCGCCGGACTCAGAACCTGCGTCAGCGTCCCCCGACCGGAGCCATCGTCGGGCCCTGTATAGGTGCTCGTCCCGTAAGGCGTGACCATGTTGGGATTGTTCAGATTCGCCTGAGCAATCGCCGTTTCCTTATTCGCCGCGCCTTGCGACGCCGCTGCCGCCGTGTAGTCGATCGGAGGAGGAGAACTCTTACCCATGTTTAGCCTTCCAATCCGCCGCAGTCATCATGAAGATCACGATATCCCCGCCCTCCATGTGAGCGCCGGGCACTCGCAGCATCTCTTGGAAACCGAAGAACCTGTCCAGACGCATAGCATTGGTGTTGTTGGAGTTCACAATTCCAAACACGTGCGTCCTGCCGATCATGTTGAAGGCGTAGTTGAACGCGGTCCAACACAGCTTTTTCGGAACGTACGCCTGCCGCGAGGCCATGTGCATCTGGCAGGTAGTTCCAAGCCAGCTGTCGTAGACGACGTACCAGACGGGCTTTCCATCCCTCAGCCACAGGAGAATGTGCGCCTTCTCGTTCGCTTCGATTCCGAGAGGTTTTAGCTGTTCTCTGCACCACGCGTGTTCCTCTGGAGTCTGGGGTGCTGCGATCACAACAAGCCGCCACGCCCCAGCAGATAGTCGGTTCCAGCCCAGGACAGACTACCGTTATTGCCGATAGTTTGCAACCATAGAGAGAGCATATAGCCCGGCGGATGGGCTGAGGCGCGCCAGATCTTGTACCGCTGGGTGTCGGGCGACCAGATGCTGGTGTCCCAGGAACTCGTGTCCCACGGCGAGCCGATAGTGCTGCTGCCGCGTGGGACGAAGGAAGATAGTATGGGAGTGACGAAGTCTGCGCTCACGCCCCACCTGACGTCGATGGAGCCAGAGTAGGCGAGCAGGGTGCGGAAGAGGTCGATGTGCTTCAGGCTCGCGATGGAGCCGAAGGGGTTGTAGGCTGTGTGGCAGGTTGTGGTAATGTCAGTCCCGTTGTCAGCCACAAGCTGGCCCGCCGCATCCCACGCCTTGATCACTTTCCCTGTCGTATCGCCGTAGTAGAGCTGCCCGACGAATACGTGGAAGCAGCGCGCCGACCAGCCCGAGAATGACGACCACTTGCCTGTGATCGTATTCATCACGTACTGGTTTTGCACCAGTTGACTCGTCGGAGGCATGATATTGCAGATTAAGGCGTCGAAGGAGGGGTAGACACACGCCTCCCATCCCTGCGTCGTGATGCCGCCAGCTACCACAGCTCCTGTGAAACTCGGCTGAATCTGGTGGCTGAACGCTTCCGCGTAGTTGATCCCGCCGGTGGTCAGGATCTTGCTGAGGGGGAACACGCCGTTCTCGGTCAGGACTACCACGTCCCCACCGAACTTGGCGAAGCAGCGACGGCCCAACGGTCGCCCGACGAAGTAGACTCCGACGATGGCCCAGGAACTGGCACTCGAGGGATCTGTGCCTTGGTAGACAGCCATCTCCCCTTCTGTCGTTATGATCGCCCACAAGTCGTCGGGCCCATCCCCCGAATCCAGGGTCCACGCCACGCCCGACTGGATGCTCCCGCCTTTCTTGAACAGGTTCCCGAGGGGTAGCTGGCTCGCCGCGCCCTGTATCGAATCAATCGCCAGATACCAGACATTCATGGAGTTCTTCTCCACCATGAAGATCCGGTGCTTCGTCAGCCACGGCCAGACTAGGTTATTGCTTGAACCAGGCCCAGTAATAGCCGGGTTCGTCCAGGTTGCTCCGTCGAAGAGCACAGGTGCATCTGTGCCATTAAGGCCAAAAGAGTAGCTGGTACCGGCAGAATTGGTAATGGTGACTGTGTTATAGTATCCATTTGTAAGTGCCTTAACCACCGCTCCAACTGCTCCACCTGCTGTGATATCATAGATTCCTGCATCAGTGACCCCATAGAGCTTCGGGGAGCCCGACGCCGGAGTGTAGTCGAAGATGGTCTTAACTGTCCCTGTCATCCCGGTCGCGAAGTTGAGGCTCCCGCCCCGCTGCACGACCTCGCTGGCCCGACAGTACCAGTTGTCGATAATGCTGGCCTCGTTCACCGCCATATCGGCCAGGCTGTCGAGCGTATTCCACCCGCCGACAGGAGCCGGAACGACCTGTGCGTCCTCGCCTCCCAGACGCTGGCGGGCTACTGACTTCTCAAGTGCCTGCCTCATGGGTGCGGCCAGCTTCCGACAGGGATATACAACGCTGGGAAGGCCCCGTAGTCGGAGTTCTCTCCGTCGAGGGTGACGGTGGGCGCGGACTCCCGCCCGACCATGTTGACCAGTTGGGCCTCACACGTCCGCTGATCCTCTGCATACGGCAGGCCCTTCTTCCGGGCCCAGCGCCAGGTTATATCCTCCAGCACCAGTTCGCTGTCGAAGCGGGGATACGAAAGGTCCTCGAGATAGTTGATCGTGAACTTCGCCGCCGCCGGGCTATAGACGCAGAAGCGGGACTGGTAGAAGAAGGAGAAGTTGACGCTCGCGGGAGGCGCGGGCACTGGATAGATAAAAAGGGCGTTGTTGTACGTAGTCCAGCGATACAACGCGCCAGAAATCAGCATCGTGGTGATAAACTGCCAGTCCCGCGCCGACTGCGGGTTGCCCATCTGGAGCCGATTCGTCAGGTTCCAGAAGGTCTGGTCGATCATGAACTTGTAGCCCGGGATCAGGCTCTCGCTCGTCAGGTCCAGCGCCTGAAAATTCGCCCCGTTCGCGTGAGTGAACGCGCAGAGGGTCTGCAAGTCCTGCAGATTGTACCTCTGTCCAATGTCCTGAGCGCCCTCGTTCATCAGCCCGAGGATTTGCAGCGTCGTATCGTCCTGCGCGCCGACCAACGTGATCGGCTGGGGCAGATTCTGCCTACGACAAAATTCCTGTGCGATTGCGAGGGCGGTCAGCTCGGCCATTATGCGTCCAGGTCAGAGAGTGCATCCTCCACAAGCTGGGCATCCGTCGGGTCGCCCTTCGTCGCTTCCGCGCGGGCGTCATCCAGCCGCTGCTCGAGGCTTGGAAGGTTGTTGTGTTGCGGAAGGCTTTGCACGCCGGGTAAAAACCCCGGCTGCGGAGCCGATTTAATACGTTGAATCTCCTGCTCCAGCTCCACATTCCTGTGATTCGCCCGCTCGAGATCGCGCTGCATTGCATCCAGCCTGGCGACGAGAGGCGCGACGTCACTCTTCGCCGTGATATAGTCCCGCGCACGCTGGATCAGGCTCCGCGCGCCCATCCCAATGCGCCCTGCCAGCTCCTCGTTCGCCTGCGCCAGGTCCTCGACGCACACGATACCCAAGTTGGACAGGATCTTCACCTCCGCGGGCGACGCACTCGGCCAGTTTTTGATCGCCGTGCCATCGACTGGAGGCTCTTGGTCGTTCGTCCAGGCATTATACGCCGCTTGGTACGCGTCAAGCCACTGCTGGGGAAACCTCTCCTGCCGAACTTCGTCCTTCAGCTGCACGAACCACTCTTTGACGATCTTCTCGGTCCCATTCGGGCTGCCGTGAGGGGTAACGATCGCAAAGTCCACGTCGTCGAACGTGATACTGCCTGCTGCGTCCCGCCGCTCAACCGCCCGCTTTTCAAAGCGAATGTACGGCGGCCTCGGCGCACCTTGCTGATACGAAAGTCCGGCAATGCTCATCTTGCACTCCTATTATAGTAAATACCCCGAGGCCTCTCGACCCCGGGGTTGTTGCGATAAGCCATTGCGGCTTAGGTGATAGCGCCCTGGGAGAACGGACGCTGGATGTTGGCCAGCAGGAAGCCGGTGTAGGTGAACGTCATGGTCGCGTTTCCAGTCACCGTCGCCGCCGCGCTGAGCGTGATGAAGCGCCCGCTCGGATCGGTTGATGCGATCGTCGTGCCGCCAGGGATACCGGTGCCCGAGACCGCCAGACCGACGAAGAGACCGTCGATGTTCGACAGACCCAGGATCGTGCTGCCGTTCACCGTCGAACCGTTCTTCGTCAGCGTGAACGTCGACGGCTGGGCAACGTAGGTGTTCAACAGTTGCTTGCTCGCCGAGTTCGTTCCCGCTTGGCCCGCCGCGCCGATTCCCACCGCAACGCCAGTCGCAACCGACGCCGCTGTCTGAATCGGGCACAGCCCGCCGATCTGGAACCAGCCGAACGTGTTGATCGGGAAGTTAGCCCGAGCAACTGCGAACGGACGGCCCATCAAGGCGGTATTCGGCAGGTCCGTCATCAGGAAAACTTCCGACGAGAAGACCAGCCGCCCCGGCGCCATCGCTGTCGCCGCCTTTCCGTACACGAATTCTCCGAAACCGAAGTACGGGTCGATTCCGGTTGCAAACTCTCCGAGCGTCCAGCGCTGCGTGGTGTCCGGAGTGAAGATATCATTCAGCGGTTGAATGCCGACTGTACCTTCGAGAGGTGCGTAACCAGGCATGGTGTTGCTCCTTCAGGTTTTGGAATGGTAGATTGTATTTTGCAATACTTTCTACCAATTACGCTTTTTGCACTCCTTGCAGCGACCGGTTGGACAGGAGGACGTTGCCCATCCAGAGGACAGGCACCACGGCGGCATCCTGGTTGTACGGCTTTGCTTCGTCCAGGACCGTCATGTTCGCGTCTTCGTGCACTTCGACCGTGATGTAGTCGGTGTTCAGGAAGTACCCGTGTGAGTTCGGGATGCCCGAGCCGCCGTCGAAGATCACATCGGCCTTCTTGTACTTCAGCTTCACGAAGCCCGCGGTTCCTGTCGTCGGGCCACCCTCGCTCGCGTACCGCTTGATGCTCGTCTGCGACTGCTCGAAGAAGGAGTAGTAGTCGTTCGAAAAGATGATCAGGTTGGGCTGATCGTCCGCACGCGTCAGGGCCAGATACAGCGGCAGCATCAGCGACTCAATCGTCGTCGCGCTGGGGGTGATCGCGCCACCACCTTGCAACGGAGCCGCCGCGGACTGGACGATGTTCCGCCAGAACGCCCACGAGCCCGAGTCGATCCCGCCAACCACTCCCGTACCGGTATCCGACACGAGCGCCTGCAGACCGTTGATCTGGTTCGGCAGCGTCCCATCGGAGTACAGGTCGACTGAGAAGTTGTTCTTGAACGTGCGAATCGCGTTCTTGATGCGAGCCTTGACGAGCGCAATGATCTGCGTGTCGCCCTTGTTGATGCGCATTTCCAGGCCCGACGCCACGACGTTGATCGCGATCTGCCGCCACGGGTACTCGGCCGACGTCAGCACGTCGCTCTGGCTGACGTTCAGCACGTCATATCCCGAGTAGCGTTGGTACGTCGAGTTGCTGTTGTAGTCCAGAGGTGCTACGAGCGAAAGACCGCCCGCGACCTCCTTGATCTGCCCGCCCTGCATGATGTACGCCAGCAGCGCGTTGTTCTTCGACACGTTGTCGATGAACTTCTTGCCGTGGCGACGGAACGTAGTCGAGACCAGTTCCGTAAATGTTGCATTTGGGGAAGCCATTTAGCTGCTCCTGTGTTAGTTGCGAGAGTGGATTTCCTTCAACGTTTCCTTCAGCGTATCGTCGATACTCGCATCCACCGGGGCAGCCCGGCCATTGCCTCTCGAACGCACGTTTGCCCCACTCGCTTTCCGCGCTGCGGCGACTCTGGCAGCATTGTCAGCCGCGACTTTCGCAGCCCGCTCGGCAGCCGCATTCTCGAGTCGCTTGGCCCGAGAAACCGGATTCCTGAGGGATGCTAGGTCATACGCCTCAACCAGGGACTTCGCCGCGCCGGTCGCCACGAGATGCTTGATATCGTCTGCGAGGTCGAAGAAGTCCTCATGCTGTTGAGCGAAAGCAATAATACCCTTTTCCAACTCTGTAGTACGCTCCTGCTGGATGGTCTGGACGACGCCCTTCGTCATCTGCTCCAGCTCGGCGATCTTTGCGTCCCGGATGCGCAGTTGATTCAGGAATTCCTGATTCACCGCGCCCGCGGGCTGCGAATTTGGGTCAGCGACTGCGCCGAGGTTGATTCCGGCGTCCTTTGCCAGCTGACGGAACATTGCGACCTTCTGCTCCGGCGTGCCGAAGAGAATCTGGTAGTGCCCGGCGAGCAGGCCGGCGACGTGATCGAAAGGGTTGACGCCGTACTTATTGAACGTCTCCATGTAGGGCGATACTATCCGCTCCACACTCTTGGCGACATTCACGGCGGGAGCAGTTTCCTGCACATACGACGCGATATTCGCTTCGCGCCGCAGTATGTCCTTCTTTACGTCTGGGTCAATCGCCGCCCACTTCGCTCGGGCAGCTGGTGTCCATGTATCCGGGGCAGGCTTTTCCTCTCCCACAGCTCCTGGGGTTGGTTGAGCAGGTGCAGCAGCTTCCGCAGGCTTTGCTTCAGCCGCAGGTGCGGCGCCTTCTTCCTTGCCCGGTTGCTCTTCGCCACCCTCAGTCTCCTTATCCGACTTTTCGACAGGAAAATCGACGCCAGCGGCATTGGCAATGTCGCCAATCACCACTTCCCGCGCCTCGTTTGCTTCCGGCGAGCCCAGGTCGGGCAGGCCACCAAGATCATCTTCAGGCATGATTTTCCTTTATAATGATAGGTCTGAAATCGTTCGTTCTACCACTTCGTCGACAGTCTTGTCCAACGTCCGCTCGAATTCCTCTTCGACACGCTTGGCTGCCTGCTGCGCCTCACCGAGTTCGTAGGGGCGACAGCCGGTCTCCGCAAAGTCCCTGGCTCGAGCGGCGCGCCCTTCGATCCACTTTCCACTTGCAGGGGACTCGTAGCCTTCGAGGTCGCTGAACACGCGGGGTGCGTGCAGGATAACCTTCTGGGCAGCATCGCCGTGCACAGAGCAATATTGGGTCTCCAGATAGTCACGCACTGGGAGCATTCGCTCAAAGATATGACCCTGTGGACAGCGATACTCGTAGACCGGCACTACAGGACTCCAGGCAGTAATCTCACTAAATCTTCCTCGTCATCGTCGTCAGGCGGAGTCGCCGCGACAATCGGCATTGGGGCAACAATAGCATCAGCGACAGGTGGTGGCAATACTGCAGGTTTAGGCGCGAGGAAGTCGGCAACCGTCCGACCTTCTGCGATGGCCTTGTCGAGTTCCTGGAATAGCGGGTATTCCTCTAGCGCAGGGAGCTTTCCACCCCCGCGACCACCACCGGAGGCATAGCCGCCAGAGGAGATTATAACTTGGCCCCCGCCGGAGACGATTGGTGGCTGAGGGGTGAGGATGATCGCCGCGACAGGGACAAAGATGCTCGCCATGAGGCTCGGCACGACAGGCGAGATTACGACGGACGCGGCTGGGGCGTTAAGGCCTCCGCCTGTGATGGTCGGCAGTTGCGGGGTGAGGACGACCGAGGCGACTGGCGCAAGACTCGGTATCGTCGGGGCAAGGTTCGTCAATACGACCGACTGAGCGGGCGCGGCGACAGGCGCCATCAGTGTCGGGTTCTGGTCGGTGAGGACGACAGATTGCGCCGGCGCGGTAATGCCCCCGCCACTCACTGCTGCAAGGCTAACCCCGACGCCGAGCCAGCCGTCACCTGAGCCCGAGATCGTCGCGTCGACAGTTACCGAGCTGGCACTGGCCTTCTCGAGGATATAAGTCGGGATGAAGATGGTGGTGCCACTGTCGAAGTCCTTAGTGACACCAGTACCGCCAGTCCAAGTATGCAGTACATTATTGTCTGACGAAGCGACGGCGACTGCTAGATCCCCAGTAGCTCCCGAAATCGTACCCCACGAGGGCGTCTGGTTCGCCAGAGACGCAGCCACGCCCGCGCTAATGGCTGACACGCCGCTGAACGAAGCGCAGATTACCACCCCGTGGGTGATTACTCCACCCCCGAAGTCTCCTTCAATCGTATTCGACGCGCCGGTGGTAATCGTCGAGTCGCTGACGATACCAAACAGTTGGTACTTGTACCCAGTGCTAACCGTACTGGCGACCGACGCGCAGCTCGTCATAGCCACGCCATTACACTTGGCGCCGACTATCGTACCTGTGGAATCACCGAAGCCCCAGAGGAGGGCGAGGATACAGCGGCCCGACGCACTTCCACCGTCTACACTCGTGACGGTGACAGTGTCAGTAAAGGCGGTTGTGCCGACCTTACCGGCGACGAAGACAGGGGCTGCCATGCAACCCTACGCTTACCCGCCAGTTATCGTGAAGAACCCGTTGGCGTTCCAGTTGATCGCCTGCGCTCCCGGCGCCCAGGTAATATCCGCCGGCGCACTGTCCCCGAGGCCGAAGCAGATCAGCGGATCAACGTGGCCGTTGAAGGTGCCCACGGCTCGCACGACGTACCAACGCCAGACGATGCTGGAGCCCGAGATAGTCCAAGCCGCCGCGGTCGTCGTACCGAACTTAACCGTCGTCGTCGCCTGCGTCAGGAACCGCCCAGCGCCGACGTCGAAGCCTCCATTCGTATACCCATTCGCCGTCGACAGCTCGTTCGTTAGGTTGGCGTAGACGCTGAATCCGGATGCGGTCAACGCCAGCGTCGACGTGTGCAGTGTAACCTTCATCGACGTCTGGGGCAGGATCAGCTGTGTCGCATCCCCCATCCACAGGCGCGTCGTGTCAAATACATTTAGACTGGGAGCAGCCATAGTAGCCTCAAGAAGCGATCAAGTGGGCGATCTTACCATCAGGCCCGCGGACGGGAGTAATTTTCTTCGGCCTCTGCATCTGGGCGATCAGGTTGCGGATAAGCTCGTGCGTCGGGTCTGGCTGAGCGGGAGCCGCTTGCGCCGCTTTCCCATTCGCCGCCTGTTTCGCCGCCTGCGCCTTGCTCGCAGCGGCCTGCACACCCAGCTGATCCTTCTCCCGCTGGGCCTGCAACGACGCCTGAGCCGCAGCCAGCTTCTGTTGTGTCTCAAGCGACTTCGCCTGCGTCTCCTGCATCGAAAGGCTAATCTGCGCCATCTTCAGTTGGTGATTCGCCTGAGCCATCTGATCTTCGCGCTGCATCTTCGCTTGGTCGAAGCCGAATTTCTGCTGCGCAAGCTGCCCCTGCTGCTGGAGTAGCTGGCCTTTCTGCTGCGCCGTCTGTATGTCGAGCTGGGCCTCGGCCTGCTTAGCCTGCTGTTCCTCAGGCGACGGGCCCGCCTTGCTCGGATCGGGCGGTTGCGGCGGGAGCTGATCGGGAATCTGGCTCACCGCGTCCTCAACCTCCCGGCCAAAGGCGAACTTGCGCACGACAGTCATGACCATAGACTTAACTGTCGCCATCGGTATCGCCCCAGCTTGCACCGCAGGCGCGAATTGCTGCATCATCTGGCTCAGCGCCTGCAGCGCCTCGGTGACATTCTGCTTATCTTCCTGGCTATTCGCCTCGATCGTCGAGTTGGTCTCAATGTCGATTCGGAAGTTACGCTGCAAGTCGTTCCTGAGCAGTCCGATAACGTCAGACCACTTGGGCTTGGCGAGGATGGTCTGCACCTGCTGCATCGCCTGCTGCATCTGGGGCGTCGGCTGCGGTGGCCCAGGAGGACCAGGCTGTCCAGTCTGTGGATCGGGCGGTCCGGGAGTCGGCGGGAGCTGCTGAAATTGCTGATTCAACTGATCCGCGATCTGCTGGGCCTGCTGCACTTGCTCCGGCGTCGCGTAGTCCAGATTCGTCATCGCGGCGAAGGTGTCGATACCAAAGTGCTTGCCCGCCAGCTCGCCCATGATCCTGAGGCAGTCCCGGACATAGCGCTGTACGTAGCCCTGCATCCGCTGCAAGCGTTGAGTCCCCCACTGGCTCTTCAGTTTCTGAGCGCCGAAGGTCTCACTGGCTTGAGTATCGCCCCGCATTATGTCCGAGATGCCAGTGATCTCATAGATCGTATTCTTACACTGTTCTCGGCCCATCAAAAGCTGCTGCAGCACGTTCACCAAGTCGTTCAGTGGCATGAACGTAAACGAGTTCGCGAGGGTCTTGCCATCCTGCAGCGCGGCGACGTCCTTGACTGGCAGGAAGGTATTGTCGTCCGCGCGGAGGATGTCCTGGATGCCTTTCATCGTCCCATCGTAGAAGCCGCGGACTTTCAGCGCATTGAGCACGCGATTGATCCGCATACTCAGCCGATTCAGCTCCTTCGCCTGCTCTTCGTACAGCAGATACATCGCCGTCGGGGTCATCCCGCTGCGCTTGAGCAGGAAAACGAGCGGTTCCGGGCAGGGATAGAAGCCCGACAGCCCATACGGGTCTTCGACCGTCTTAACTATCCCCTTTTGATACCCAGGGGCATAGAAGACGACCTCTTTCGTCATCTTGTTCCAGATTTCCCAGACGACGCAGGTGGGCTCGCTGCCGCTATCGCTCGCTTCCTCCTCGCCTTCCGTATTCTTCGACTTATACGCGTTCGAAGCTTCACGAGCGTTCTCCGAGTAGGTCAGTTCTGCGGCGATTTCCTTGCCAAAGCTCTCCTCCGCGTCCTCCTTCGTCATATCGTGACGAATCGCCATCCAGGGACACTTCACCCAGCGGCGTGCGTAGCCGAAGAGCACGCGGTCGTGGGGCACGTCCTCCCCACAGATGGTCTCGTAAGTTACTTTTGCTCCGGGCACAGGGAGAACATCTTCTCCTTCTCCAACCTCTCCCGATTCTTCTCCCGTTGTTTCTCCTTCTCCCTCTTTTTCCTTCCCGTTGACCACGGGTTCCTCAGAACCTTCGATTTTGGGGTCATAGCGGAACTTGGTCAGGCCGCGTCCCGGCACAAGTGCGCCTAAGACTGCCTGCTCGATAAGGGAGTTAAATGGGTCGTACTCGGCGTCTCCGGAGTCCTGGAGGGCCTTAAGAGTCCTTTCGAGCGTGGTGGCAGCCTGCTTGCCCACCGGGTCGGCGTCCTGGAACTTCCGATCGACGTAAGGCCGCGGGAGCTTGTTGTAGCACGCGGGTAGGAGGGTCTCCGTGTTCGCGTAGAGGATGTTGAAGGAATTATCCTCCCGCTTCCCGCCCTCGTAGAGCTTGATGATGCGCTTAGCATCCTTGCGGAACCGCTCCTCCCGCTTCTGCGCAAGGTCAAGCTCCTTCGTCCAGAAAGCTATCGCCGGGTCGTCAGAGTCTTTCTTCGACGCCGCCTCGGCGGCAATCTGCTTGAATACGTCGGCCATTAGTTAAGCCCGACGATGCCTGTCGCCGCTGTGCCTGTGGCCCGGATGAAACTCGTCTGGATGGGGTAGAGGAAGCCTGCGACAGCCGTAATCACCGCATCGGCGCTGCTTTCCCTCGCCCGAAAGGTCACTGTACCACCAACACTGACCATGAAAGCGACGAAAGCGTTGGCCGAGGCATCCGAGGGAGTCACAGTCGTCGCTTGCGTATATACAGCTGAAGATACTCCGTTAAGCATAATCTGCCCTCACTGTGCGTTATACTCAGCCTGCAGACGCTTCTGCCGCTGGCGTTCTATGAGTTCGTTGATTGTAAGCTCGGATGGTAGTTTGGGGAAGTGGTCAGTCTCGATCTCGGGCGCATACTCAACCCAGGGGCGCGCCATGCACGCATACCTCAGCTCGTCCGCGGCGTGATCCTCGCCTTCCGTATCTAAATCCTCTGGGTTCGTCTCATCAGTCTGAAGCGTCGGGATCGTTCTAACGCTGTCATCGCAGCAGTCGAGGAAATAAAGCAGCGGGCGACCATGTGCGCCTTGCATCCGTCGCCTGACCTCGGCCCAGCCTGGAACCCGCTTATTATCCGCCCGACGCCAGGTGACGCCATTAGCCAGCTGCGTTTCCATGATGCTCGGCCCGCCGTCCCGGATGAAGATACTGGGGTCCGCAACTCCGTAGGAAACCTGCTCGCGTTGCGGGAGGGCATCCTCGCTGATCTCGATCTCTCTAGCAATAATCCCCTTTGCCACGAGATCCACTGTAAGTTTGAGTCCGCTATTTGGCTTTCCGTCACTACCATACCACTCGCGGTACTTGAGTAGGGCACCCTCTGGTAATCCCCACTGGCCGTCCGATACCACGTACCAACCAACAGAGAAGGGTTTTGCGTAGCCGTGGTCATACGATCGGAATTTAAGGGCATATTTGGGTATCCGGGGCAGCCAGTCTCTCGTCCTGAGTACATGCTTCTCCTCTTCCCAGCAATCGAAGAACGCGCCGTCAACCAGATCCCAGTTCCCTGTCAGCCACGCCTTTACCAGAGCCTCGCTCCCCGCTTGACGTAGGCGGGCAACATAGAAGGGGTCGTTCTTATACAGTAGCGCGTTGTCAGAAATCTTCGAGGGAATGAAAACTCGCTCCATCGTGAGCTTCTCCCCCAGTAAGCCTTCAAAATCCTCCTTAATGATCTTCCATCCCCGCGGGTCTGGCGTGATATACCGAGCCTTAACCCAGTGATGGCCGGGACCGCCAGGATTACCTGTAAGACGCATACCCACCGGGACGCCCGCCGCACTTCGTAGCGTACCCCGAAGCAGGTTGATGGGAGCTGGCGTAGGGAAGTTGGTAACCTCCTCGATATAGACACGAGTGTAGTTATGGCCTTGGTATTCCTGAGCGTCCGAATCCCTCTCGATGTAGCGGAACTTGAGGCGCGCACCCCCAGGCATGAGCCATTCGGCTTTCTGTTCATTATACTTCGCGCCGATCAGCGGGAACAGCTGCTTCGACCGGGCTACCACCTCCTCCAGCTGTTTGAATTTCCGTCGGAAAAACACACCAGTCGCCTGCTGGCCGTAGGACGATGAGTGCTCCAGCCAGTCCCCAATAGAGCCCTCTGTCTTGCCGCCCCCTCTCGCGCCACCGTAGAATATCTCCTGGACTGGGCAGCGAATGAGTTCGGTTTGTGGGCCTGGCTGAGGTTGCCAGATTATCGTCTGGCTCATTCTTCTGCGATTGTGACACCAGGGCGGGTTCTGGCAATGTTGAGGAGGTCTTGCAGATTATTTCGTTTCTTGTACGACCCTACGAGGATGACTTCCGGGTCCGTAATCCCCATAATCTGGTACGTCAGGTTGAAGTAGTGGGTGTCACTCCGCGACAGCTTGTTCCTGTCGAGATAGTCCTTATACTCCGCGTGATTCCCGGCGATTACCAGTTTCACTGATGTACCCTCACACCCTCGAGCCACTCCTCGCCCGACTCCGCCTTCTTCGGCATGGCGACGACGAATTGCTGGTTAATTTGCACGCCCGCTGACTTCGCGCCGTAGCCGAGGGCGCGGGCTCCTAGATCAGCCGCCTTTAGCGCAAGATCCGCACTCGGAGCGTTCTCTTTCGCCAGCTTCTCCTGCAGAACCTCGAGGCTGCGCTGCACGAGCAACTCGAACCTCATATCGACCGACTCGAGAATCAGCGGGTCCACGACCTCGGTCTTCCTCGCGGCAAGGCGTTCGCGAAAAGCGTCCGAGCGAACGACCCTGCTCACCCACCCTTCCGAGTACCCAAAGTGCGCGGCGAGCATCCTCCCCGTCACCTCGGGATTCGCAATAATCAGATCTATCATCGCGTCGTGCGTGTAATTCACCTTCTGCACAACCTGCGTCGTCGTCTCGCTCATCCCAGTCACCTCCTATGCGCAGGATTCTACGCGGTCGCCGGGCGCGCCGTCAATAGCGGCACTGGCGAAGATGCCACAAAGTATGTTTGGATACAATGTACCATGTATTCTCAGTGATTTTCCGCCCACTGTGACACCGGCGCTAAAGGAGCCAAATTAAGCATACCCCCCAGCCGTTCGAAGCCGGGGCCGGTCCAGCTGTACCCTACAAGCTGGATGGTACCACTTCCTGGCACGAAAATTGACGCAGGCAATAGTCGGGCCAGATACGCGGCAGGCTCAGGCATGATAGTTGCAGCTCGGGCACGATGTATGCCTGGGCGATAGGCGGCAGCCTAGGGCTGCAGGCACGATTAGTGCTAGGCGTAGCAAGGCCTGTGCCAGCTGCCGTCGGGCGTGCAAATATGCTGGGCGATAATCGCACACTATTTTCGCGTCAGGTATTGCATCATGCGACCGTTATGGTATGCTCAACGTATCGCCTATGCGACCGCATAGGACGATGGGCAACCCAAACCAGTAGGGATTCGCCCCGTTCATTAAACCCAACCAGGAGTACCACTATGAAAAGCAATAGCGTTATGACGTGCGCTGCGGACGCGGGTGTGTTGACGTGGACTTTCGCAGATGGCAAAACCGTTGCGTTTGATACGAAAGCCGTGGCGAAAAATGTCCGCGCCGAGGCAACGGTCCACGGGTTCCGGCAGAAAATTGCTGACGCGGCCGCAATGTCGCGTGATACGGAAACGGGCCTCCCCGCGACCGTGGAGCAGAAACGGGCCGCAATGGAATCCGTGATTCAGAATCTGAACGCGGGTCTGTGGAACGCACCGGCAGGCGGGGGCAACGAGGGCGGACTGTTGCTCGCCGCGTTAATCCGGATTAAACCTGAAATGTCGGAAGAGAATCTGAAGAAATGGCTTGCCGGTAAATCCGACAAAGAAAAGGCTGCGCTGCGAATCGCCCCGAGTATCAAGCCTGAAATTGACAAAATCAGGGCGGAGAGGGGCAAGGCGACCGGGCTGGATGGAGATGACATTCTGAAAACGCTGGTGTAGGGAATCGGGGCAGAGGTCAATACGACTCTGCCCTGTTTTTTTGGCCCTGGGCTGTAGGGTACAGGATTGTGTACTATAACGAACGGGCTATTGCGTCCGGGTCTTGCTCGCTATGTACTCGCTATGTACTCGCCACCCCTTCACAGTTGCGAGTGACCCCCACTATACCTTTGTTTGAACCATGTATTCGCCCTTCTATTATTTTTTTTTTACTTTTAAGAAGGGGGAGGACAAGACTGAGGGGCAGAGGTGTCGGAT